GGGAAGTCTGCGATGCAATTTGGGCTTATGATCGATGGAACGTCTGCAAGCCGGCGTCGACCGACATAGGCTTTCTGGACAAGAGCATTGCATCGCATTGGGGAAAAGCAATCGGCTGGGAGTTTGGGACCACTATTGTTTACAACGAGGGCCGTGGCGCGATCTTTTACGAGATGGAGCTGGTGAGTTTGACCGGCCGAGTGCAACCAGGTGCCGACCCGACAGTTTGGACGTCCTACTCAGTCGATGGGCTGACCTACAGCGTCGAGAAGCCCGCTCGTGTGGGCACGCTGGGACAGTATGACAAGCGCGTGGTGTGGCTGCAGCAAGGGCACATGCGCAACTGGCGGCTTCAGAAGTTTCGGGGCACCAGCGACGCCCAGCTTGCAGTGGCACGGTTGGAGGTGCGGCTTGAGCCGCTGGCGTTCTGATGGCTGATCCGACACCGCTCAACCGAACCCAGATTGCCCGCTTTGTCGGGAACGACCCAGACGCAATCCGGGCAATTGAGCGGCTGTTTGTGGTTGCGGGGCAATTGACACCCGCAGACATAGGCACTCTGACGCAACTGATCCTCGACAACACACATGCGGGGGGCGCGGCAGACAACAAGGCTGAGGTTGCATTGTCGAGCGCGACGGCAGCGGAGCGGTTGGCGGATCTCTTGGCGAAGGCACCGATCGGCGACGCTCACAACTCCGTGGCCACGGATTACATCGACCTGAACCCCAACGCGCCACACTTCCACAGGAAGGCGCGGCTGTCATGGCATCAGACTGAGCAGACCGCCGAGATCGGCATGGAGTTTGGCGTCACTCAGCAGATCGGGCTTGAGTATTATGCCCGCGTCGAGAACGCGACAGGCGTGACGATCCCAAATGGCTCTGTTGTGGGCATCAGCGGCGTTGGGCCTGACAATGTGCTTTCGGTCACGCCCTACCTTGCGGACAAGTCGTCGCCATCGCTCTATGCTCTCGGCGTAATGACGCACGACCTACCCAATGCGGGCGAGGTTGGCTATTGCACGGCTTGGGGGCATGTCAGAGACATTGACACCACCGGCACGCTTTTGGGCGAGACATGGAGCGTCGGCGACATCCTCTATGCCAGCCCGTCAACGGCAGGCGCGTTCACGAACGCCAAGCCGACCGCGCCTGACAACGTGATCCCTGTCGCTGCGGTTCTTTCGGTTGATGCGACAGTAGGCGAGATATTTGTGCGCCCGACGATCGAGCAGCAGAAATACTATGGCGAGTTCACCAAGACGACCGACCAGACGCCGGCGGCGACCAACACGGCTTACGCACTGACATTCGACAACACCGAGATTGCAAACGGAGTGGCGATCGGGACGCCTGCATCGCGCATCGTTGCGCCAGAGAGCGGGCTTTATCAATTCGACGCGACGATCCAGATCATCAGCGGAAACACATCCGCAAAGAATGTCTGGTTTTGGTTTCGCAAGAACGGAACGGACGTGGCGAACAGCGCGCGCATCGTGACGATCAACATCAACAATGGCTATGTTCCGGTTTCACTGGCTGAGGTTCTTTCGCTGGCTGCCTCGGATTACATCGAGATCATGTTTGCGGCAGACAACACCAACGTGACCATTGACAATGTCGCATCAACCGCGTTTGCGCCTGCGGCTCCGGCCGTCGTTCTGGCGGTTTCGCAGGTTCAGCAATAGGAGACGAAAATGGCAGTCACACCCAAGGTTCTGATTTCGGCCAAGCAGGCTGAGAACGCGCAGACGACGCAATACACCGCCGATTTGGTCAAGGCGATCATCGACAAGTTCACGGTCACCAACACCAGCGCGAACAACGTGACGATCTCGGTCAACTTGGTCAATTCCGGCGGCTTGGCAGATGCATCCAACCTTGTGATCGATACCCGCACGATCGCGCCCGATGAGACCTACACATGCCCGGAACTAGTCGGACAGATTCTTGAATCTAGGCAATTCATTTCAACTTTGGCCTCGGCCGCCACGTCGCTGACGATCCGTTGCTCTGGAAGGGAAATTACCTAATGGATTTTCGTGAACTTGCCCGACAGATCGCTCAGGAAGAGGGCGTTGATCCAGACCTTTTCACGCGGCTGGTTGAGGCTGAAAGCAGCTTTAGGCCGAATGTGACTTCGCCCGCTGGGGCCATCGGCTTGGCGCAGCTGATGCCTGGCACAGCTGAGGAACTCGGTGTGGACCCATTTGACCCTGCACAGAACCTTCGTGGTGGCGCAAGATACTTTCGTCAGCAGCTGGATCGGTTTGGAGACCCTGCGATTGCCTTGGCGGCCTACAACGCTGGGCCTGGGCGGGTGCAGGAGTATGGCGGCATTCCGCCGTTCGAAGAAACGCAAAATTACGTGGCACGCATCCTCGGCGATTATTCTGGGCAGGGTGGCGTTCCAAATCCTTCGCAAGGGCAATCACAAGGCGTAGAGCAGTTCGCGAGGGGGTATCAGCCTCCGCAGAGTGTGGGTGACCTTTATTCTCCGCCACAGAACCAGATGGATGCATTCTCGCAATACAATCCGTTTGAAATTGCTGAGAGGTTTCGTTTGCAATGACCGACCTTGCCGAAACAATTGAAATTTGCGATACTGGCGGCGCTGAGATGATCGCCCACCAGCAGGCATGTGCCGCAGAGGGCAAGCCAGTGCAGATCAGTCATGAAATTGCGGTGACAACGTCGCTCGATCAGATCGAGGCGATGATGCTTGCCGAGCCGCAGATTGATTGCCCAGTTCAGCATCATTTTGGTGGCGGTGTTTATATCCGCGAAGGGGCCATTTTAGCAGGAACATATATTATTGGCCATTCCCACAAAAAGGCACACATGAACATGCTGACAAAAGGCAAAATTGCAATTGCATCTGATGGTGACGTGCGCGTAATTGATGCCCCGTATTTGTTCGTGTCAAAAGGTGGAAGAAAGTTATTTTACGTCATCGAAGACGCAGTTTTAATGAACATTTTTGCTACAAACGAAACCAACATTGATGTGATTGAAGAAACATTCGTCGATAAAAGCGATGCGTGGCGCGACGCCCAGCAGACGGCAATAAACATGAGCGCGATTAATGACGCTGTGAAGAATTCTCTTTGGAGGGATAAATAATGTTTATTGCAGCGGCAATTATCGGATCAACTGTGATCAGTGGGGTGGTGCAATCTAAAGCCGCAAAAAGAGCGGCAAACACCCAATCGGCTGCCGCTGATGCTGGCATTGCTGAACAGCGCCGTCAGTTTGATGCTGTTCAGGAACTGATGGCCCCATTTGTGCAGACCGGCACCGATGCATTGTCTCGACAAGCTGCGCTTGTTGGTGCCGGTGGGCAGGATGCCCAGCGGGCGGCCATCCAAGCGCTTGAGCAAGGACCAGAGTTTCAGGCTCTTACGCGGCAGGGCGAAGAAGCGATCCTGCAGCAAGGGTCGGCCACAGGTGGGCTTCGCGGTGGCAACATTCAGGGTGCCTTGGCGCAGTTCCGGCCGCAGGTTCTGTCGTCATTGATTGAGCAGCAATATGGCAGGCTTGGCGGCTTGGCTCAAATGGGTCAAGCCGCTGCAGGCGGCCAAGCATCTGCAGGGATGCAGACTGGAGCCAACATTTCCAACCTACTGCAACAATCTGGCGCGGCTCAAGCGGGCGGCACGCTGGCCTCAGCTCAGGCGTTTGGAAACACTCTTAGCAGTATAGGCATGGCGGCTGGTCGCGGCATGGCATTCCAAGGGTACACGCCACAAGGGGCGTCTCAGCCTCTGACCTTCGGTCAGGGTATGTTTTATGGCGGAGGTCGTTTCTGATGGTAAGCCCAATCAATTACATGCTTGACGTCAAAAACCCAATCGAGGAAGCCATGCGCGGTTATTCCTTGGGCCGCCAAGACATTGAGCAACGCCAAGTGATGCAAGAGCGCGAGCAGGTTATGGGCATTCGCGGCCAGCAAGAGCAACGTGCGCAACAGCAGTTCGAAGCACAGCAGGCAGAGGCGGCCCGCCAGCGCGCGCAAGCACAGGCCATGCAAGAGCAATTGATGGTTCTGCGAGAAAAGGCAATTGGCGGCACGCTGACAGCGGAATCGCTGAATGAGTTTGCCTTGGCCAATGCCTCAACCTTCGACGAGTTTCGCACAGCGTTTAAGGGTATGTCCGAGCCTCGCCGCCAAGCTGACACACAATTTAATTTGCAGCTTTCGACCAGCCTTCTTCGTGGCAATACAGAGTCGGCACTTGCTATGCTGGATACCCGCATTGTTGCGTCTGAAAATGCTGGGACTGAGCAGAGCCTTAAAGAAGCACAAATTTTGCGCGCGATCCGCGCTCAGGCAGAAGCCGATCCTATTGGCTTTGCAACTGCCAACCTTGCCAACATGACGGCGCAAGGCGCTATTGATAACGAGACGATGAAATCTCTTCTTGAGGCTTCTGGACAGACCGGAGAGGCTACCGGCACATTCAAGACACTGCAGGAAAGAGCGAAAGCGGCAGGATTGGTTGAGGGAACGCCAGCCTATACTGACTTTATGCTTCGTGGCGGCAGGCCAGAGGATGGCCCGCTGGTGCAGAACATTTTGGGTGATCAGGAAAGCGAGTTTGCAAAGGTTGCAGGCAAAGAGACAGCAACATTGTTTAGCAATCTGACAACGGCAGGCGTTGCTGCAAGCCGAAATTTGACTGAGTTGGAAAACCTTGAGTCAGTATTGAGCCAAGCCCCGACTGGTGCTGGCACAGCGTTCAAATCTTACCTTGGGCAATACGGCATAAACACCGAAAATTTAGGGCCAATTCAAGCGGCCGAGGCGGCGATAAACCGTCTTGTTCCTGCGCAGCGCCCACCAGGTTCTGGCACAATGTCTGATGCCGACCTTGCGCTTTTCAAACGATCCCTGCCCTCATTGATCAACCAACCTGGCGGCAACCAACTCATCATCGACACTATCCGAGCCATCAATCAATACGACGTTGAGGTGTCAATTATTGCAGGCAGAGCGCTGGATGGGGTTATCACTCCGGCGCAAGCCCGTCAGGCTTTGCGCGAACTTCCGAACCCATTGGCAAATTTTAAAGCGCCCACAGCATCTGCACAGCCAGAAAATGCCCAGCCAGTAAATGCTCCAGTCGTGATTGATAACGTGACCATTCGGAGAATTGACTGATGGCGACATTTGAACTGACGTCACCGGACGGCACCAAGTATGAAGTGACGGCTGACAGCGAGCAGCAAGCCTTTGATGCGTTTCAGAAAATGCTTGGTGCGCAGCCTGCCGCAGAGGAAAAGCCAGGCGTCTTGTCGCGCCTGATGACTTCTATTTCAGGCGCAAATGCAGACCCGTCAATTCCATCAATGCTGGATGCCCAGCTTGGCTTACCGCCGGCAAAAGCGGCGCAGATGACCGCCCTTATGGCGACAACCCGTAGCCCCGACAGGCTTCGCAGCGGTATTTTGAAAATTGAACCAGACGCTGAGTTTGGAGAAGATGATGCAGGGCGCTTGTACGCGGTTCTGCCTGTGTATCGTGACGGCGAAAAGACAGGTCAGTTTTCGCGGGTATATCCAAACGAGCCAGGTCTTGGCATGGTTGACGTCATGCAGGCTACAGGTGCTGTAGCTGCTGCCACGCCTGTCGGGCGGGTTCTGCGGGCTGTTGGCTTGCCAACCACCGGACTGCGTGGCGCTGCAGCTATTGGGGGGACAGAGGCTGCTGTTATCGAGGGTGCAAGCAGTCAGTTAAGCGACGCACCCTTCCAAGTGACAGACATCCCAATTGGGGCTGTTGGCGCTGGTCTTGGTGAGAAGCTGTTTAACGTGGTCGGATCATTGGTATCTGCGGCCCGTCGCGGCGGCGTTGAGCGCGTACTTGGACCTGACGGGCAACTGTTACCGGGGCCAGCGGCCTTGGTGCGGCAAGCTGGCCTTGACCCGCAGCAAGTCACTGCGGCTGTGGCTGCGGAGATTCAGAAGCAAGCGCGTGCCGGTGTTGAACCTGGCGCAGCGGCAGTCACGGCCATGTCGCGCAACCTTCCTGTTGAAGTGCCGATGACACAGGGCCAGATCACCGGCAGCAAGGGTCAGCAGCTTTCCGAGGACATGATGGCCAGCGGTGGCATGGGCGCAGCTGCGGAGCGCACAATGGGTGACTTCCGCACCAGCCAGCAAAACGCCCTGCGTGAAAACGTAACCGCCATCTCTGAAGGGCTTGCGCCAGGCTCGCCCCCTGTATCTAGGGGTGAGGGTGGGCAGCTTGCCCAAGAGGCTCTTGTCACATCTCGCGCGGCGGAAAAGGCGCGGGCAGATCAGCTTTATGCACAGGCGCGAGCGTCTGGAATGGCCGCTGTTGAGCCAGAAGAGGCTTTGCGAATCACCGATGCCGCGCGGGCAACATACCGCGAAGGTTTTGACCCAATTACGGCTCCAAAGATGGACCAACTGCTTTTGCGGCTTGATGAAATCATGGAAAATGGCGGCGATGTAAAAGCATTGCAGGCATGGCGTCGGCAGGTCAGCAACCTGCGGGCACCTACGGCTGATGGGGTTGAAGCGGCGGCGGCTGGAGCTGTTCTGCGCCAGTTCGATGCCCAATTGAAAGATGCTGTAGACAACCAGCTTTTGATCGGAGACGAGGCTGCGGTTGGCGCATGGCAGAATGCTATTCGAAATTACGCGGAGTATGCCAGCACTTGGCAAAGCCGTGGGGGCATCCTCAACATCTTGACTGAGCAGGTAACGCGCGACGGTCAGCGCCAGCTCAAGGTGGCTCCTGAAGCGGCTGCCAATGCTATCTTCACGATAACGGCATCAGGTTTGGCTTCAAAGGCGAATCTGGGCCGAGATTTGTTGACTCTGAGGTCGCAACTTCCTGATGCTGAGTGGAATGCGTTGCGCCAAGAGGCCTTCATCCGGCTCACTGACACTGCAGAGGGTGCTTTCCGTGGCGGCGAGCAGCAATTGTCCGGTGTCAATTTCAAAAAAGCCTGGACGACATTGCAGCGGAACAACCCGGCTGTGGTCAATGCTCTGTTCAGCAAAGTTGAGCGAGACACCATCACGCAATTTTCCGATGTGGCCGCACGAGCAACCAACGCTGCTATCAATGCCTCGAACAGCGCAAACGCTGCCGCAGGCGCGATCCAGCGCATGGCCTCTGCGTTCACGGCTTCTGGTCCTGGGCAGTTCCTGATCCAGAACTATCTCGCCGGCATCATCAGAGAGCCATTTGGGGCCGCCAGGGCGGTGACTGCAACGGCGCAGCGCAATGCCCCCCGACAGATTGTTGGCACGCCTAGAACCGCTGCTGTGGGCGCTGGCACTGGTGCTGCGCTGTCTCAAGAAGAAAACATCGGGCCAAACATTCCAGTTACGGGCCGCATGACGATCGGTGGACAGCAATGAGCCTATCCAAACCCCAGTATTTCGTGGTAAAAAGCACGCGAGAGGAACATCAATGTCGCTGACGCAACTCGCCCCACCCTATCCGATCTTCACCGACAAGAACGGAGATCCGCTTGACGCGGGTTTTCTATACTTTGGTGAAATCAACCAAAACCCAGAGACGCACCCAATTGCGATCTTTTTTGATCGTGAATTAACGCAGCCAGCTGCGCAGCCTTTGCGGACCTTGAATGGTTACGTTACCCGCAATGGCGCACCTGCTGCCGTATTCGCCAACTCGGCATTTTCTGTGACTGTGCGGGACAAAAAGAACGCATTGGTAGTTTATGCGGCAGAAGGTTATGGGATTACGCCAGGCGGGTCTGTCGGATCGGCCGGCCCTGAGTCGTTCCGTGACCATCGCCCAGGTGACGCTCCAGAATACTTTGACCTCAGTGGGGGCAAACTGACGGCTGGCTTGAACGGCAAGGTCTATCGCTTCCTTGGCGCTGGCAAAGCGTCCATGAAGTATTCCATGCCCTTTGAGACGACCCAAAGCTACACTTTGCGTTTTGGCTACCAAAGGTTCAAAGACAGCGGCGACCCTGCAAACGACGGCATTACAGGTGGCATTGATTGGTACAATGGTTTCGGCAACAAGATTGGCGAAAGCCTAATTCACTCCGACAACACGTTGCTTGTCAGCTCGCTGCGCCGTGAATTTACTTATTCTGTGGGTTTTGGCGGGGGTGAGGTTTTTGACGCGTACATTCCAAGCCCAGCGCGTTACGGCATTGCGTATTTGCGAGCATTTGGGTCTGGGCACGAGACTGACTTAGACACACTTTCGCTGGAGCGCACCGAGCTACCTACACCCATTGTTGTCTCCGCAGATGAGCTGGTAATCCCTGCAGATTTCCAGTGGCCAGCAGATACTATACCTACCGGAACTCAAGGACCGACCGGCCCAACCGGTCCTGAAGGGCCGCAGGGAACATCCATTACATTTTTGGGTCAGGTCGCCACCGTCGATGATTTGCCTGCCGCCGACAATACCAACAACGACGCCTTTATGGTCGAAGCAGACGGTGACCTTTACGTCTGGGACGGAACTGCTTGGGTTAACGTAGGCCCCATTGTTGGCCCGCAAGGCCCCACTGGCCCAGCCGGTCTGGACTCTTCGATCCCAGTGGCCCGTACTTTTTACGTCACAATGGATGGCGACGACGCAGACGCGGGCACAAGCCTGTCAAAACCGTTGGCGACTATCGGAGAGGCACTTGCAAAGTCTGCTGCAACTGGGTTGCCTTGCGCCGTCATTGTTCACCCAGGCGATTACGTCGTTCAGCCAGACACCGTCGTCCCAACAAACTGTACGCTTTATGGATACGACTTGCGCGCAACCAAGCTGACTTTGCCCAACGGTTTGTCGCAGAACAATATGTTCCAATTGAGCAGTGGCGTCAAAGTTCGTGGATTTACATTCACCGGATTGCAGCACGAGGCGGCCCCGAACTACGCTGACGTGGCGGCTGGCCTTGTGGCTGTTCCTGAAAGGGAATATTTTACCGTAGGCTCGGTACTGTACCGCAAGATAAACGGCGCGGCCACGCTCCCTGAGTACGATTACCCACCCCAAAAGGGCTTTGCGTTCGTGTTTAAGCCCGGCGCGGTCATCATCCGTTCGCCGTATATCTCTGACTGCTCTATGCTGCACAACTTCACGCAGGACCAGATGACGCTGCCTATTGATCGTGCAGCGGGTAATCCGCTCATGCCGCGCGGCGGCGGCAACCTACTGGCCGATGGCTCTGTGCTTGCGCCATCCTCGCCGCTACGGTCCGTGGTGGTCGACAGCTTCACATCGATCAACCCGAACGGTTACGCATACTTGATGAAGCGCAACGCCTTTGTACAGCTTGTGTCGGTGTTCACGAACTGGAGCCGGTACGGCCTGTGGTGTCTCGACGGCGGGCAGGTTACGGTCGCCAACTCCAACAACACCTTCGGTGACTTTGCACTTGTGGCGACCGGGTTCCGCAACACGATCCGCATCACTGACCCTGTTGGGCAGCCGCGCGGCGTCTACGTTGCGACAGCTGACGCCATCACCGAAGAAAGTGCTACGATTATTGAGGAGATGTACGGACTTCTGGCAGACGAGTTCGTGGAAGTGCAGAACTTCAGTGCTGAGAACGAGGCTCTGACGCGCCGCGATGCAGCGACTTTGCTGCGCCAGCTGTCGGACGACTTCCGGTCGGGTCAAGATCGTGGGGCGCAGTACTTTGTAAAAGGCCTGTTCAACTGGAACGCCGAGTATCACTTCGACGCGGCACTCCTGCCGATCTTCCTGCGCAGCTGGGAGATCATCCAAGCGCGCATCCTCGCACGCTGTGCGCTGACCTCGCCGGCTGAGGACATGCTGGCCTCGCTGATTACGCTCATCAAGACCAACGTCGAGACGCCGCCTACAATCCCGTTTCCATCCGTGGTCGAAGCAACTGGGCAGCAGTTCAGCTATGTTGGCTCAGGGGTGAACTACAACTCACTGCCATTCTCCCAGCGCGGCACGGGTGAGGCTGTCGACCCAGCCTTTGCAAACCTTAAACTGGAGGGCGGCCGAATCTACGCCACGTTCTCGACTGAGCTAGGGGACACCTACCTCGGGGATGACTTGCGGGTAGATTTCGAGCGCGGTACTGTCGAGGGGCAAGCATTTTCCCGTGGCGTGCAGAATATCGCTCTGCCTCTTATACAAGCATTAGGAGCCTGACATGCCTACGATTACTACTCCTCGCCCACCACTCAACCTGTTCAACGTAGAGCGCGTTGTTATCCCGTCGTTCTACACGACGGTTTTGGAAACGCCCGACTACCTGATCCCTGCGATTGGCCCCAACCCGCAGCGCACCGTCGAGGCTGTGGCGCTGCTGACCTCGCTGATGGTCAGCAACAACAGTAACGCCACGCTCCAGCTGTCGGCGAGGATCGTCAACACGACCGGCGTCGAGTTTTTGATCCTTAACCAGATGGACATCCCGCCGAACGACTTTGCGGTCATTGAGCTTGGCAAGCAGAACCTGCGCAGCGGGGAGCGCTTGGACCTCAAGACCGAGAACTTCCAAGGTGCGATTGCCAACCTGTCCTACGTCCTCAACCAACGCGAAGAATACACGGTGATTACATGAGCAGCGTAAAGTTTGCATCCGGGCGCGAGCGCGCCGTTGGTCGTTCCGTGGTCTACACTACGCCTATCGAGCTGGACCCCTTGGCGTACAAGGGTGCAGTGGTTGCGGGTGAGGACAACCTCATGCATTATTCTGTTGGCGACCGCTGGGTCGGTGTTGCTCCTGTGCTGTCGACACTGATCGACGCAGGCAACGCTGAGACGAACTACACCGGCGGGGCTAAGATTGACCTCGGGAGCGCCCAGACATGACGATCAGTGCATCTGTATTTCAGCTGTCCTTCAGAGGCGACACGCTCGCCCGCTGGACCTCGTTCAACCCGGTCCTCGCGGACCGTGAGTTTGTGCTGGAGACAGACACTGGTCAGTTCAAAGTCGGCGACGGCACGACAGCGTACCTTGATCTGCCGTATGGCGGGATTGTTGGCCCAACAGGCCCGCAGGGTACGTCGATTATATTCAAAGGGTCCGTCGCGACCGTTGAGGACTTGCCAACCGAGGGTAACGAAGTAAACGATGCGTACCTCGTCGAAGCAGACGGCAACCTGTATATTTGGGATGGTGTGTAATGGCTTGGATCAATGCAGGTAGTGTAAGCGTAGGCCCAACCGGACCCGAAGGGCCGCAAGGGCCGCAAGGTATCGACGGTATCGACGGTATCGCGGGCCCAACAGGCCCTACAGGCGCTGATGGCCTCCCCGGCGGCCCCACTGGCCCAACCGGTGTTGCTGGTCCTACAGGACCGACTGGCCCAGCTGGCATAGACGGTAGTGAAGGCACAGCCGGACCTACTGGCCCGCAGGGCGCTGACTCCACGGTTGCTGGCCCTGTGGGCCCGACGGGCGCAGTAGGTGACACTGGCCCTACCGGCGCTGACTCTACAGTCGCTGGGCCTACTGGCCCCACAGGTGCAACTGGTGACACTGGTCCTACCGGCGCAGATTCCACCGTTGCTGGCCCAACAGGCCCTACAGGCGACATTGGTCTTACTGGCCCTACCGGTGCCGACTCTACAGTTGCTGGCCCAACAGGGCCGACAGGAGCCACCGGTGACACTGGCCTCACTGGTCCTACTGGTGCTGACTCTACAGTTGCTGGCCCGACAGGCCCCACAGGTGCAACCGGTGACACTGGCCTCACTGGTCCTACTGGTGCTGACTCTACAGTCGCTGGCCCAACAGGCCCCGCTGGTGTCACTGGTGACACTGGCCCCGCTGGCGCGGATTCCACTGTTGCTGGTCCTACAGGTCCGACAGGCCCCGCTGGTGTCACTGGTGACACTGGCCCCGCAGGTGCTGACTCTACAGTCGCTGGCCCGACAGGTCCGACAGGCCCCGCAGGCGCGGATGGTACCGAAGGCACCGTGGGCCCGACAGGTCCGCAGGGTATTCAAGGCGATCCCGGTACTATTGGGCCGACAGGCCCTACAGGCCCCGCAGGTGCGGATGGTACCGAAGGCACCGTGGGCCCGACAGGCCCCGCTGGTGCGGATGCCGAGGTAACCGCTTTTTCCCTTGGTAGCTATAAGTTTACTGCAACTGCTGGGCAGACCAGTTTTTCTGGTCTAGATGACAACTCGGTTGCACTATCATACACACCAACCAATTTGATAGTGACCTTAAACGGGGTCACGCTTGAAGATGGTACGGACTACACTGCTACAGATGGTAGTACTATCGTACTCAGTGTTGCCGCCAACCTAAATGACGAGTTTAACGTCTTTGCGTTCAACGGTGGTACTGCAGGCCCCACAGGCCCCACTGGTTCCATGTCGGATTCGTTTATTGTGTCGGCTTTAATACCGACGGCGGGGGAAAACCCTGCCGAAGTGGGAGTCCTTTGGGTAAACTCTGCTGACGGGGACTTGTATGTGTGTACAGATAACACCCCAGATGCAAACATATGGGCCTCGCACCCTTCGGGGGGGGCGGCGCCAGTGGTTGAGTTTCTAGTTTGCGCTGGCGGCGGTGGCGGATCAAACTACGGCGGTGGCGGCGCAGGCGGTTTACTTCTGGAGACATTTTCTCCCTTTGTCGGTGCAGCTTATTCCATCATTGTAGGTAGTGGCGGAGCTGGGGGTACGACTGGGGTTAGCGGCTCTGTTTCTCAGATACTTGCCGCTGCACCTGTAACATCCGTAGTAGGCGGGGGTAGAGGCGGTGTCGCTGTATCTTCTCCGGGGGCATCGGGGGGGTCAGGCGGTGGCGGTGGCTACGCTTCTACCGGAAATCCCGGCGGTGCTGGAACAGTCGGACAGGGTAATGATGGCGGCGCTGGATTCAATGTTTCGGGATCACCTTTCGCGGCTGGTGGCGGTGGCGGTGCGGGAGCAGTGGGTGGCACTGGTTCGTCTACCATCGGTGGTGCAGGCGGTATTGGGTTGGAGTCTAGCATCACAGGGTCGGCGCTGTACTACGCTGGTGGGGGAGGTGGC